CGAGGAGCACGGCCCCTTGCTCGCCTACCTCTGGCATCAGCGGGCGGCGTTGGGTGCCCTGGGTGTTGCGCTGGGGGACGTGCAACCAGTAGCTCTCCACTCCATCCCGCGAGTCCAGACGCACCCGCAGGCGACACGTCTGGAAGTCCAGCGCGGTAACGATGCCGAACTCAAGCGCGGCCATGGCCATGCCACTCCCAGACATACGACCAGTGCTCCCGTGACCAGTAGACGTACTCCCCGCGCTTGCGCAGCGTACGTGCGCGCTTTGCACTGATGGGGCGCAGCACTCTCGAACGGCTCATCCTCACCTCCACATATCAGGCCACCGTGCCCTGGTCCTGGATGCCATAGGTCGACAAGGCCAGGTCAGGCGTGGTGGATGCCTGTGACAAGGAGATCGCCGGGGCCGCCACGCGGCAGGCCTCGATCTCCGACTCGTACCCGCCGTCGCGGGTGAAACGGTGACGGGCAGCGGTAATGAGGAAGTCGCCGCCCAGCTTGCCGGCATCGAGCAGGGACACGACGTTGCCACTGACCAGGTTGGGCCGGCCCATCAGCGACCAGTTGCCGGTGGTGCGCTCGCGGTTGGCCTTGGCCTGGTCGGCCTTGGCCCGGGCCTTGGCCTCGGCTTCGGAAGTCACCCGCCGGCGGCGCTTTCGGGTGTCGGCACTGGTGGTGACCTTGCTGGCGCTGCTGGGCACGGCAGTGACCTCGCCGTTGACCAGGTGGTAGGAGAGCGCCATGCCCATGCCCGCGACTACCAGGCCCTGAAAGCCCTCCCACCCGAAGACCAGGAGATCGTCAAGCAAGCCATCGAGTCGGATAGCAAGGAGGTTGTCATTGAGCTGCTCCAAGACATGGCAACCAAGCACAAGTCCGAGAAGGACGCACTGCAGGCCAAGCTGGACGAGGTTCAGCGTGACCACGACGCCCTGTCGAAGGTCGAGGCCGATACCAGCCGTAAGCTCCGCGACACCAAGCTCGAAATGGAAAAGCTGCAGCTGCGCACTGCGCCCTGGAGCGAGAAGGTCGCACCGTTCCAGGTCGAGATCGCCAAACGTCAGACGCTGGTCGACGAATCCCTGGGGCGCCACCTGCAGGCGGTCGAAGCCCTGGATGCCTGGTGGATGGGCGAGGTGGCCAACCAGCCCGACTACAACCCCGAGGCTCCGGCTCCCATGCCGTTGGAGGTCCGCGCCGTCCTGGTAGAGCTGCACGATGCCATCAACCGCGCCGCGCACCTGGTCGCCGCTGCCCGCAACGAACTCTACAACCGCTTCGGCGCCGAGCTGGCCGAGGCTCAGCAGCACCTCCTGGAACTGGATAGCCAGTCTGCCTGATGGACACCAAGGGAGTGGTCGACATGGCTATCACGCCAGATATCCGCGAATACCTGATGGACCTGGCTCGCCGGCTGGACGCGGCGGGCTGGGGCGCGCGCGGGGTGATCATGGCCGACGCCGAAGAGTTCCTCGGCTGGTCGACGGCCACCATCTATCGCCAGATGAAGGCAGCCTGTGGCTGGAGTTCTGAGCGCAAAACACGCAGTGACAAGGGCTCGACCTCGGTTCCGCAGGAGTCCCTGGAAATGCTTGGCGCCATGCAGCGGGAAAGCCTGCGCGACAACGGCAAGCAGACGCTGTTCACCACCACGGCCCGCAGCATCCTGGAGCAGAACGGCATTCACCTGGGCGTCAGCAATGCCCACCTCAACCGGCTGATCGCGGCGCGGAACCTGAACGTTGCCAGCCAGCGCCAGGTGGACCCGGTGCAGAGCCTGCGGGCGTTGCATCCGAACTACCTGCATGAGGTCGACCCGTCGCTGTGCCTGGTGTACTACATCAAGGGCCGCCAGCACATCATGCGTGAGCGCGAGTTCTACAAGAACAAGCTGGAGAACTTCGCGAAGGTGAAGTTCAAGGTGTGGCGTTACACGCTGTACGACCGCGCCAGCGGCGCCCTGGTGGTGTGGTACTGCGAGTCCGCCGGCGAGAACCAGCATTCGCTGTTCGAGTTCCTGATGTTCGCCTGGAGCAAGATGGAGGGGCGTCTCTTCCATGGCGTGCCGCTGTTCCTGCTGTGGGACAAGGGCTCGGCGAACACCAGCAGCGCCATCAAGAACCTGTTGGGCCGCCTGGAAGTAGAGGCGCTGGAGCACGAGGCCGGCAACGCCCGCGCCAAGGGTGGCGTCGAGGGTGGCAACAACATCGTCGAAACCCAGTTCGAGAGCCGCCTACGCTTCCAGCCGGTCAACGACATCGCCGAGCTGAATGCCGCTGCCTCGGCCTGGGCCGAGGCGTACAACGCCAACCTGATCCCGGGGCAGGACACCCGTCTGCGCCGCGCCGGTATGGCCGAGCCGGTGGCCCGCTACGACCTCTGGCAGCTGATCCGCGCCGAGCAGCTGCGCCTGCTGCCGCCGGTGGAGGTGTGCCGCGCACTGATGACCAGCCGCGAAGTGGAGCGCAAGGTCAACCCGGACATGACCATCCAGTTCAAGCACCCGCAGGCTGCTGCGTCGGCGCTCTACAACGTGCGCGGCCTGGATGGCATCACCGTGGGCAGCAGCGTCAGCGTGCGCGCCCTGGTGTATGGCGATTGCGCGATCCAGATCGAAGCGCCGCGCTATGACGGCGAAATGCTGACCTACCGCCTGGAACCCGACCTCGACTTCGATGTGTACGGCCAGCGCCTTGATGCAGCAGTCGTCGGCCAGGAATACAAGTCGCTGCCGGAGACCTCCATCGAGAAGGCCGCCAAGGTCATGGACGAACTGGCGTACCCGGACCAGGACGCCAAGGTCGCCCGCGCCAAGAGTGTCACGCCCTTCGGCGGCAAGCTCGATGCGCACGAGCACCTCAAGCAGGTGGAGCACCCGATCTACCTGCCGCGCCAGGGCTCTGTCATCGAGACACCAGAGCATCTGCGCGCCGCCGTGCCGAAGCTCTCGGCCATGCAGGCCATGTTGCGCATCGCAGAAGCCATCGGCCGGAACCTCACGCCCCAGGAGAACACCTGGCTGCGCAACACCTTCAAGGAGGGTGTGCCCGAGGACCAGGTCAACGCCTTGATCAAGCAGTTCACCCAACCGGCCGTTGTTCCTCCGGCCGCCACTGCCACCGGCCTGCGGGCCGTGTAGGAGCACGTCATGCAAATGAAGTTGAAGCGAGTCCTGGCCGACCTCGGCATTCCACAGAGCGAACTGGCCGCATCGCTCGAAAAGCCAGACGGCCAGCCCCTGAGCCCCGCTGCCGTCGCGCAGCTGGTCAACCATGGCCAGTGGCCGCGGAGCCTCGACCGGGCGGGCCTGGAACTCCGGATCAAAGAAACGCTGTTCGCCCGCGGGGCGAACGATGACCACATTCGCGACCTGTTCGTGATGGAAGAAGCCGGCGCAGCGCCAGTCTTGGCGGGCGACGCTGCACCGGCGCTCAGCAATGCCAACAGCAAAGAGAGCGAGCACATGCTACTACGGAAAATCACCCTGACCGCTGAAGCGAAGCAGCACTTCAACCTGCAGCGCGATCCTTTCACCAATGAGATGCAGGGCGACGAGGACGTTTTCCTCTCCGACGACATCCGTTACGTGCGCCAGGCCGTACGGCAGACCGCCAAGCACGGCGGGATGCTGGCCGTGATCGGTGAGTCCGGCGCCGGTAAATCCACCATCCGCGAAGACCTGGACGCCTGGATCGAGGCCAACCGTGAGCCGATCAACCTGATCGAGCCCTACGTCCTGGGTAGCGAAGACAACGAGCGCAAGGGCAAGCCCCTCAAGTCCATGGACCTGATCGGCGCCATCATCCGCTGCGTCGGCAAGGGCGAGCGTGCGCGCGGCAGCCTGGAAGAGCGCAGCGAGCAGATGCACACATTGCTGAAGAACCAGGCCAAGTCCGGCAAGCGGCATGTGTTGATCATCGAAGAGGCACACGGGCTGACCAAGCCCACGTTGAAGCACCTGAAGCGCTTCTACGAACTGAAGGCAGGCTTTCGGCAGCTGCTGTCGATCATCCTGATCGGCCAGAACGAGCTGGATGACAAATTGGATGAGGACGATCCAGAGGTCCGCGAGGTGGTGCAGCGCTGCGAGAAGGTCTGGCTGCGCCCCCTGGACGCCAACCTGGAAGCCTACCTGGCCCACAAGTTCCAGCGTGTCGGTGTGGCGCTCCAGGACGTGTTCGACGAGTCGGCCTTCGGCGAGATCCGCCTGCGCCTGCAGAGCAGCCGGACTACTGGGGTAGGCGCGAACCGCACTGTTCGGAAAACCTCGCTGTGCTACCCGCTGGCGGTGAACAACCTGGTCAGCGGCGCGATGAATCAGGCCGTCCGTGTCTGCGAACCCAAGGTCACCGGCGAGCTGATCTCCGCGGCTGTGCGGGCGGGGGTGTGACATGGGCACCGTCCACCACCTGCAGCCCCAGCAGCAGCCGATGCCTCCGGCGCTGCACTACCTGACCGAAGAGTTCGCCAGGCGCTTGGCCGCATTCAATGCCATGACCCGCGCGCTGCGCGATGCCGGCATCGAGATCGCGGCCCTGGTCGCGAAGGACAACCGCATCTACATCCGCGCAGAGGACTCCGACCTCATCAAGACCAACTTCATATCGGAAGTCCGCGGCATGCGCTACCGCACCGAGGGCAAGTTGACCCACAACGTGGTGACCATCCGCGAGGTCGACGTGGCATGGCTCACCCCGGTGAAGGAGCAGGACCAATGAGCGGAGTCATCACCCACGCCTATACCCCGTGGCTGAACGTCGACGTCAGCGAGATGACGGAGGTCACTGTCCCCACTGAGGAGCTGAGCCATGGCTGAGAACCAACAAACCCCATCCATCGTCATCCCGGCCGGCTACGTCATGAACGCCGCGGGCCACATGGTCCCCGAGCACCAGGTGCGTGAGCACGACAAGCTGCGCGATCAGGTTGCCCGAGACTTGGTTGAGGAGGCCCTGCACATCCATGACACATTGAGCCGGTTCAAGACTCGCGCCCTGGAAGACATCACAGACCTGATCCGCATTTCCGGCGACAAGTACGGCGTAACGCTCGGCGGGAAGAAGGGCAACGTCTCCATCCTCACCTACGACGGCCGCTACAAGATCGAGCGCGCACATGCGGATCGCATCGTCTTCACCGAGGAGATCCTGGCAGCCAAGGAACTG